TTCATATTGGCAATCTTGCTGAAATGGCTGAATTGGGAATGAATACCTCAGAAGATGTCAATGAATTGAATAATCTTGATGTTGATGGAGTTGCTTTGACAGATTATAAAGGTTGTTATGTAATTAGAATTGCATAAAAAAAGGATAGAGGTGTTGGCCACACCCACCCGGAACCATTTGAGGGTAGAAGATAATGGGCCCGCAACAAGGTAGGTTGTTGCAATAGAAATGTATTATTTTTTAATATATTTCTATTTTTTTTTATTTTGGCATTATTATTGTATATAATATAATTGTAATTAAATATATTATTATATGAATAAGATTGATATTCTGAACAAGATTAAGGATTTTCTCAGTAGCAATATTGGGGATATGTATTATTCTTTTGCATATAAGTCTTTTGTTTTTCATTATGATAGTTCAAAATATGATTTAATGTCAATTTATATCAATGAGGATAATGTGGTTGAGATTGAATGTGTTGGCTATTCTGCATTTAAGTTGAATTATCTTAAAGCAAAGGATATGTCTTATAAGACCTTGAATCTTATTTATAATAATTTGGTTGCTGATTTTAAAACTTATAATTAGAATATGAATATTGAAGAATTGAAATCCCTTGCATTAAGGATGCTATTTGAGGAACATCTTTGGAAGGTTGGTGAAAAGACAAGTTTTGAATTTTCCCTTAAAGAATATCAGATTGGCAAGGTGGAGAATGGCTTTACATTAAGCACCTATAATAAGATAGATAAAACTTGGAACAAGCCTAAAGAGTTTGCAAGTCTTGGAAGATTGTTTAGTTATTTATTTAATTGCAATTTCATATCATATTAAGTTATGGTATGGATTTTGCATTTAGTGTAGGTGAGTATTAACATTTAAGATTTTGGTATGATGAATGTTTTTAATTATGCAGCAGTCTGTGAGAAGAATTGGGAATTGAATCTTGGTGATATGACAGATTGGAAACCCAAATATACATTTTATAGTGATTTTTCCATTGCAGAATATTGTGAGATTTACAAGAGGGATGCAAAGGCAGTAGAAGATACATATAATAGAGTTATTGAATCTTGGGGGGATTGCATTGATGCAATGACTGAGGTTTCAATGGTATTGAATCATAAGATTTGGGCATTTTATAATAGAGTAGATAGTGGTTATCTTGGTTGCAGTGATACAATAGCAGATTATTTTGAAGGCATTTATTATAAACTTTGGGAGAAATGTACTGCTTTCATTAAAAAGAAATTTGCTGATGATAAGGATGCAATGTCTTATTATTATTCAGTAATTGATTAAGTTCAATTACTTTTGGCATTATTCTTGATTATACAATAAACAGATAACTATCAAAAAATAGAATTATGAACAAGGTTTACATTGTTACTTGGGAGAATGTGCATAATTATAACACTGAGGCATATAGTGGTCTTAACATCTATGGTGTTTTTGCCACAAAGGAGGATGCAGCAAAAGCAAAAGATAATCTGATTAATCAGATGATTGAAGATGCAAAAAAGGATGGTATTAAATATAAGATGGTATCCAATAATGATATTTATGCTGATGTAGAGATTGATGAAGAAGAATATCATTTCTATGTCACTGATTATGAAGTTGGAAAAGTTTATGTAGATTAAACTTTTGGTATATTTATTGCATATTATAATAATGTATTAAATATAATAATTATGGCAAAGGTAAGAGGAATTACAAAGCAGATGCTGACTGATGTAAAGGCTGATATTAGAAAATATGAAGTCCTTTGCAAGCAGGGAGAACAACATAATGTTGCTGAAAAGTTGATGCAGGAGAATCCAAATATTCTTTATTGTAATTATTGGAATGATAAGGATTTGGAATGGGGTGGTCAATTGACTTATTCTATTACAAGGGAAGATTGTGAATATCATAAAAAAATGATAAGCCAAAATGATGATGAATAATCTTTGGCATTATTCTTGTTAATACATTATATAGATAACTTTAATATTATTTGAAATGAATAAGAATATTAAGACCCTTGAACTTGGTACTATTAACATTGAGAGTGGTAAGGTTTATGCTACTGACCCTTGTTATCCCACAGATATTTGGTGTCAGAAACTTGTAAATGTCAAAGCAGGAAAATATATTTGTAGGGCAGTTATCAGTGATGAGGGAGATTGGGGAAAGAGGATTTCTGAAATTTCTATCAGTCACACTGATAATCCAAAGAATCTTGGGAAATATATTCTTTCAGATAATATTGGTGTTGATAGTGGTCAGTGTGGTTTCTTTGAAAAGGAATATTATGAGGAATTCCACAATGGGCATTTCATTGTTGAAAATGATAAAGATAAAGAATGGTATGACAAGGTATGTAATATAACCTTGAATGGGGAGTTTTGTGGTTGTGTGGATGATAAGGGTGTTGTAAGTGAAAGTGGTTATGGTGATGGTTGTTATACCCTTTATGCAGGATATAATTCAAAAGATGAAATTGTTGCATTGAGAGTTAGATTTATTTAACTTATTGTTATAATTTTTTCTATAAAATAAGGGTATTGCAAAATATCCTTGTTTTTTATATTATTGTGGTATGGTTATTGCATATAGGTATAATGTAATAAAATGTAATATGAGAGAGATAACAAAAGAGCAATGGTTAAGGATGCTTGCATTAAATTGTGATAAAGGCAAACATAGAATAAGAATGAACAGATATGGTGTATCTTGGTGTATTATTTGTGGAAGATTAAGTTCTACAAATAATGTTGATGATTTGAAAGAGAATGAAAGTCTTTCAATCAAATAGATTTTTTGGCATTATAATTGATAGTAATATAGGTGTAATTATAAAATTAATAGAATATGGACAAGCAAGAAATCAGAAATTTCCTCAACAAGAATTATAAGAGTTGGAAAAATGCATTTGTCATTTATGAATTAACTGACAATAAAATCAATATTATTGATTATGGTATGCATAAGGCAAGTATGTCAATGATTGCCAAGAAACTTATTAAAACCTATAATTTTGAAATGGTTGTTTTTACTATTGGCAGTCCTACTGGAAATGTTTGGTTTTTTACCAAGCATAGTCTTGGTTTGGTATAGTTTTTGTTATATAATCTAATAAAAATATAGTATTATGATTACCAAATTTGTTTTTTCTTGTCTTGTGCTTCTTCTTGTTCTTTTCTTGATTTATGCAGTGATTGGTACAATTATAGAAAACAAGGAAATTAAAAAACTTTATTCTTGTCATCTTTGGGATATGTTCATTGATAATTCCAAGAAGTTCAAGTTTAAGTATGTATATTATTATAAATCCAACAAACAATATATCTATCATTGGGAATATGGAAATTATGATATTGTTGTTTGGGTTGATGATACTGAAACTCCAATTCCAACTTGTTCAATTCATACTATGAAATCAGATTGTGTACTTTCAAATTTCAATAAAGCAAAGAGTAATGAACTTGCTATGATTCTGCTAAATAGTATTGGTTGGAATAATAATAATGAATATTTCTGTAAATATTATCATTTGGCATAATTATTGATTGTATTGTAAGTGTAATAAATAAAAAAGAAGAATTATGAATAATGCTATTAGTTATGATGCTCTCTGTGTTGAATTCCATAATTTGTGGGAGAAAGCACATAGTACACTGAACAATATGCTTAATAACAGAGGTGTTGAAACAATCAATGTTATGGCATATATTGATGCTGATATGCTTGACATTTGTCCATCATTTTCACAGACTGACAAAAATGGTTATGGTGTCAATGTAACTCTCAAACTCATTCATAAGGACAAGAATGGTGATTGGGTTGTTGATGTGGTGGATGAAGATTATGATGATTGGGACACACTCAATTTTGACCAATGGAATTTTGATGCAGGAGCATTGATTGATGTTATTGGTGTTGTTGAGGAAATTTTTGAGATTGCTGATGACCAATATAATGGAAAGGTGCTTGGTGTTGGTGAAAATTTTGAAGAAGAATAGAGATTGGCAAGATTATTGCATATATGTATAGTGTATAATAAAGGATATGGATAATCTTAAGAAATGTTGTCTTGCTTGTAAGAACAATCAATTCTGTAAAAATACAGAGAGGAAAGGTCAAGTAACAACCTTTGTTTGTGAAAATTTTAAGTGGCATAGTTCATATAAATCTTTCAATTCAAAGAAGAAAGAATAAAGTTTGGCACAAATATTGTTCTATATTGTAAGTGTAAAAAATAAACAAGTATGCAAGTCAAATTCAAATACAATCAGTTTATTGTCAAAAAGGCAAGGGAAGTTGGTAGTTTGATTAACAAAGTAAGTTATGGTGTTTTCAAAGTAACTCCCTATGTTAAATATGATGTTGAGGGAACACCTATGGAATTTGATATTACATACAAAGTACATCTTATTCCAGTGGGGAAAAATGCAGAGAAATTTTGTGAAGATGATTATTATACATCTGATTTGTGGGATGTCCCCAAAGAAATGATTTTTGATGATGAAAATCTTGCACAAAAATTAGTTGATAAAATTTCCATATAAATAAACTTTGGCATAAAATGTGCAATATAATTAGAGGTCAGCCTTAAAACTTTGGCATGGATATTGATTGTTAAAATGTGTAAATAAATTAGTTGAAACATTTTTATGAGAATTAAAGATAAGACTTAAAGTTTGGCACAATTTTAGATAGTATTTAGGTGTTGATGTTAAATTTAATTTGAAACCTATTAGTATGATTAGAGATAAGCCTTAAAATTAGATTTATTATTATTGAACTTTGATATTAGTGTAAATTTAATTTGGGATTTTTTAAGTATGAATAGGATTAGAGATAAGACTTAAAGTTTGGCACAATTTTAGATAGTATTTAGTAAAACAAGTAAAACCCAATTAAAATGATTAGAGGTCAGCCTTAATAAAGTTTTAAGATAGATATTAGTTAAAATAACACAATCCTAAAATCCCAATAAATTTAGCAACATAATAGGATAAACAATAACCAAAGGTTACAAAAGTTGCAAAGTTTCCCAAAGGGAAACACAAAAACCAATAAGGGCAAAAATTGAAATAGTGTGCTTTTCCAATGAAGCATATGCAGAGGTAAAGATAAAGGTGGGTCGCAACCACAATGGCATAACTTGAAGGAGTGGAGGAATAGCACAACTATTTTAATGAAAATCAAAAAACCTTATAATGCTAAAAGGGTGGTCTCCTTAAGCAGAATGGTTAATGACTTGGAAACATTAAATTATATTATTTATTTTATTTAATTTGATGGCTTAAACCCTCATTTTGAGGTCAAGTTGGCAACTGACTTGTAGGTGGATAGTTGTAATTGACATTTTGGCAAAGGTAAGTAACCATAATCCATGTGGACAGATGTATGCAGATACACAATAAATCCTATGGGTAACATCATAGCAGGAATTAGGGTCTATATGTTATTGATTATTCTTGTAATTCCAAGTAAATAATCTTTCATAGTGTGGTTTGATTTGAAATGGAGAATCAGTAAAGCAAATAATCTTTGTCAATTTGTTAATTTTTATTTTAGAAATTTATTAACAATGGTACTCATTTGAGTACCTTATTAAATAAGTAAAAGATGGTTACAAGTTTTTTTGATGCAGTGTATCAAATCACAGAAGCTGTATATGGCACAATTTCTTATCTTACTTGTGTATTGAACAATATAGAAGGTAAGACTATTGACCTATCATATAATAGAGATAATGTATATGGATATATCTTGATTGATGATAAGATTGTTGAAAAACAACTTCATAAGGTTTGTGTTGATGAAAATAATAATGTTAAAATTAAATTCATTGATAGTGATGAATATTATTATCTTAACACTTCCATTGATATTGAATTTATACAGACAACATTTAATATTGCACAATCTCTAAAAGATTATCCTATTGATGATGTAATATAAAAAGTTTGGCATCATTTCTGCATATCATATAATTGAACATTAAAAAAAAAGAATTATGAATTACATTGAGGAAAAGAAGTATCTGATTAACAAGGCCATTAATTTTATGAATGGTAGGGATAGTGTTTATCTTGAAGATATAATTGGCAATACTGACTATATTACACTTGACTATTTTGGCAACAAGATTGAGTGTGAGGCAGTGGGTCTTGAAATGTTTGATAATTCACCAAATGAGGTTTTTCTGAGAACTTATAGTGAAGAATACCCTGATGGTGCTGAAACTGACAACCTTAAGTATTTCTCCAATGATGAAATAAAGAAAATTCTTGACCTTTTTGGTATTGAATATTAGTTTGGCATTATTTCTGCATATTGTATAATTGAACATTTAATAAAGAATATGGAAACAATTTATTTGAAAGAGAGAATTCCTGCTGAAAATGGTAGATATAAAACAACTCATTATGAGATTGTAGAACATAATGGTAAGAAATTCCTTATCTATGTTGAGGGCAGTAATGGAGATTGTCTTGGTTTCAATAATAAGTGTTGCCTTAGTGTTATGAATGAAAATGGCAGTTGGGATAAGGTTGCTGATAACCACCAACTTGGTTTTTCATCCAATAATGATAATATGTATTATGGCACTAAAGTTGAAGTAAAGAAGAAGTATGTTGATATGAATGTCAATGAGTTTAAGGACTATATTTCTAAAGTATATTAATTATGGAGAAAATGGCAAACTACAAGAATGTTCTTGTTAATGTAAACAAGACTATTGATGAACTTTATGTTTCCCTTAGGGAATTCATTAAGGAACATGGTGGTTTTATCAACACAAGTGCTGATAAGTATCCTAAGTATCCCTGCAATATCAAGTCCATTGAGTATGTCAGTGGTGGTGAGGTTGCAGAGTGGAATGTTCTTGCAGTCAAGGTTGTAGGTGATAGAATTATGTATTGTGCTGACTATGATGCTTGTGAGGAAGTATCTGATGAAGATTTGGATGATTATGAGTGGTTTGACCTTTGTGGTGGTGGTCACTATTATGTTCAGACCTTGCTGAATATTTGTGAACTTATTGAATTATATGTATAGTTTGGTATAGTTTATGCATATATTAAAATGTTATTTTATAAAAAACAAGAAACATTATGATTATGGTTACTGAATATTTTGCTAACAAGATTCTGAATGATGCTCAGAAAAGGATTAAGGGTTACATTGTTAATCTTGTAAAGAAACTTTACTTGGACAAGAATGAGTTTGCACCAAATTTTGATGATGGTGAAAACTATTGTCTTGAATGTGAAGGTATAAGTTTCAGTATTGAAGTAGATAACTCATATCTTGATGTTTATGAAGTAACCTCTGAGGAAAGGCAAATCAAAGAGATTGTTGTTGATGGCAGTGACAATCTATGGTTTGTAATGGAAGATGATGATGAATGTAATTGGGATGATGTAGATGTGCTGAATCTTGCAGGTGTTGCAAATATTTTGCAGAATCTTGCTTTTAAAAAGTAGAATGGTATAATTTTTGAATATAGTATAGAAGAACAATTTTAATTAATTTAATTATGAAAGTTACACAACTTATTAACAACAATGGTAATCCTGCATCCAATCAGTTTGTTATTTATGACAATGATAATAACATTTATTTTCAGTCTTATGAAACTCTGATTGCAAAGTATGATGTTAAGAGCAAGAAGTTGTTTGTTACCAAATCTTGGGATTATAGTAATACTACAAGAAAGCATTTCTATATTTTCCTAAATGATTTTACCAAGTATGGTTATATCTATAATAAGGATAGTATGCTTAAGGCAATTAAGAATGGTGAAGTTGAAGTAGTTGATAGTAAATTTTTTAATTTTTAAAAAAATGAATCAGAAGTTTATGAAACAGATGTTTCTTACTTTGTTTAATGATTTCAGTAAGAAACATATTTTTGCCCACAATTTTTACAATCTTAGTCAAGAGGAAAAGTATGAGATTGCAAAAGACACTTTCAATGATATTGCAAAGCATTTGAAAGCAAACATTACAGATACCATGAAAGATAATATTATTCTAAATTTTATGGAGTTGCTTTAAGATTTTGGCATTAAAATTGCTAATGTTATTGTAACAAATATTATCATTATGACTATTGAAGAAATTATTGAACTTGCTGAAAAAGCAAATGAAGCAAATGAGTTGAACAATTCTGATGTCAGATATTGGATTCAGAATCTACAAGGTGAAGATAGATTCTTTATTTGTTACAATATCTTGGATATGGATGATATTGAAGAAGTAAGTAAGGAAATTTTTATCAAGAAAATTAGCAAAAATCTTTAATTATGGGCAATATCTATTTTATTCTTTCATCTGAAAGGGATAACTTTAATAAGAAATATAATGAGTTTATCCATAGACTTATTTGGGATAGCAATATTCTTGATGGTTTTGAAATCAATGATATTAGAAATTTTGAAGAGCAGTTAAATAATCCAGTTTTTAGAACTGAGGTTGTTCAGAAACTTGGTGATATGATTTATCAAAAGTTGTTCAATTCTGAAAATGTGGCACAATAATTGATTAATATCATATTGAATAATTAAAATAAAATATGAAAGAATTTAATAATTGGTTTACTATCTCCTTTAGTTATCTTGGTAAGGACTTTGAGCATACCATTACCCTGCACCAACTTGATATTGATGAAGATACTTGGTATTATTACTTTGATATCAATGTTAAAGGTGATTATTATAGGGTGGAAGTCTTTGGAACTTATGATGATGATGGCAATGTGAGAACAAGTGGTGAATGTATGGTGGATGGTAAAGAAACCCTTGCTTGCTTTGGTATTAATATCACTGATGATGATGGTGATGTCATTGCTTATATTGATGATATTGATATTATTGATACTGACTAAAGTATGAAAAAATATAGTGCTATTAAAGGTATTATTGATTTGCTCACCAAATATGGTGGGCAAAATGAAAATACTAAATATTTCACAATTACAGATAATCTATCTGTTGATAGCAGACCTAATGATGGAAACATCCTTAAGATAGTTGCAGATGTTTTCACTGAAAATAGGTTTAATCAATTTGACTTTGATGGTAAAAATAATCAATCTGAATATTTTATTATTTGGGTTGAGTTTGAAAGTGGATATGAAAGACTTTGTAATCTTGACTTAGTTGATATTGAAAAAATTTGGAATTATATGTTTAAGAAAATTAAACCTTGATTTTTTCAAAACTAATTTGTATATTTGTAAAACTATTAAATAATATTATTAAAAAAATTAAATTATGAAGAAGATTGTATCTATTCTTATGATTGCAATGCTTGTTGTTCTTTCTTCTTGTGGCAATAGGACTACTCAGTCTGAGGTTGCTACTGAGGAAGTTGAGGAAGTTGCTGATAGCCTTGCAGTTGTAGATTCTACTGCTACTGAAACAGTTGTTGTAGAGTAAAAAAAAAACAAAAAAGTAAAAAAAGAAAGCCATATCAATTCATTTTGGTATGGCTTTTGTTATATATTAGAATGAACAATTAAAACTAAAGTGAATATGGATATTACTAATCTTCTTTTACTGATTAACAATCAGCATTTCTACATTGACATCATTGATGATTGTGAGCCAAATAATGGTGGTTTCTATTGTAGAATCTATGATGATAAGAGAATTATCATTTATAAGGATGTGGTTACTAATGTTGAAGTAATTGACTTTGGTGACTATCTTGATGATATGTGTATCCATATTGGGGATTGTAAATTCAATAGTGCTGAGGTATCTAATTATCTATATAATTATATCCTTAATAACATTTTGGCATAACTATTGTATCTACTATTAATGTATTAAATTTTATGAATATGAATAGAAGTGAACTTTCTTTTAAGTATTTTTTCAATGCAGGTCTTGATAGGAGAACTCTTGAATGTGATGTTGAGGGAACTGATGTATATCAGAATGACCATTATATTGGCTCTGTAAAATGGAAGTTGCCAAATGAACTTGAAGAAATGACTGATGATGAACTTGAAGAAATTTTCTTTGAGAATGATATCTTGGTGTAATTTTTGATATATAATAGATAAATTAAATAGCAATGACAAAATTAGCAATCTTGAAACAAAAAATAATTAGAGCATACCACAATCCAAAAAATTGGGAATATTCAAAATTCAAAGGTTACCCAGAAGGAACTTATTTTGGGTATGATTCTCTAAAAGATTGTATACAAGATACAATAAAGCAATATATTGCTTTTTATGGAAAAGGCTTAAAAAAATGGAGGTATAATTAAAGGAATGTATAAATAGTTTGGCATCATTATTGATAGTATTCTAACTATAAAATAATATAATTATGACAAGAGAAGAACTTTTTAATGCAGTGGGTTGCCTTACTTATTCAAGTTATCATAACTATGATAATATTATCTATGGCTATGACCTGCAATTCTATAATAAGAAAAAGAAGAAGTATATTTATAACTATTCTATTATATATAGGAATGAAAATACTTTTCCTATGTATGGAGTAGTTACTAATATGTTCTATGTTGATAGCAAAATCTGTATTATTAATAATATGGATGAACTTAAAAAGTTTGGTCTTGCTTGCATGAATGAGGACAATTCTATTTTCACCAAGAAATTTGATATTCAGAAAATCAATGTTACTGATGATAAAACTCTGAATCAAATGGCAAGAAATGATAAGTCCATTTTGAATATGGTTTATAAAGAAGATTATACTTATATCTTAAGAATTAAAGAATAATATTTTTGGCATAATCTTTGCAAAATATCATATTAAATAAAAAAGAATATGAAAAGAAATCATCCTTTGTTTATTGGTGAGGTTGTATTTGACCTTAATAAGAATTACTTTGGTGTAATTACTGAACTTACTGATAATAAGGCAGTCCTTGACATGAATGGTTGGTGTGAGGAAGAAAATAGGAAAATGTTTGATTGTGAAATCACAGAAGATGACATTGTTTGGGAAACTGATGATTTAGATTCACTTTATCAAGTTGCTTGGGGAATTAAAGATAACAGACTTGGTGAGATGGTCTGTTATGAACATAATAATACCAGTGGTAATTACCCTTATTATTCACCTTATCTTGAAGAAAATCTTTATGGTTTTGAAATTGAATAATATTTTTGGCATATTATTTGTCATATAAGTATTGAACATTTTTTAAATCTTGATTTATATGAAAATTGGAAAGATGCTTTATACTTTAAGGGAAATGGTTGATTCCTTTGTTGCTGAACATAATCTTGCTTGGGATAGATATAGGGAAAAGGTTGAAAAAGAAAAAGGTTATTCAAAGGGTGTAAATCTTAGTATGCAATCTTATCTTGGGTCTGACCTTTTGATTGATTTTGCATATCTTGCTCTTGAATATGATAAGGGAATTCCTTTTGAAAGGGAATATTGGATTAGAAGTCAAGGTGTGCAATGTATTAAGAATCCAAAGGATGAATCTGAGAAACAGATGCATAGAGTGTTTGGTGATATTGTTGCAAAAATCAAGGTTGTTTTTGATGGCAATGAATTTGCTGACCCTATGTGGATTCAAGATGATGATTGTCTGATTGAAAACAAATTTATCAAGGAAAATAAACTCTATCAGAGATATTTTTAAACTTTGGCATGAATCTTGTCATATGTTTAAATGTTAAAAATTTGATATATGAAATATAATCCTACACTTACCCACAATGGTCACAATTTCAATGAATTCATTGATGATTATGATTGGACATATCTTGTGGAAACACTTAATGATTATTTTATTAAAAATAATTATGTGAAAGAGGATTTTTTTGGTGAATTTGCAGAGGCAACTTTGGATGTCATTGATGATAATGTTTACTTTCTTGTTTATGATAAGGCAAAAACAGATTTTGGCTACAAGTATGGTTTTAATTCCTATGCAAGAAAACTAATTTCTTATAAACTTTTGGAATATTTTAAGGCAAATTTTGCTCCTTTGGCATAAAAATTGAATTAGTATATAAAGAATAAATTAAGTTAAACAATAAAAAAAAAAATTAAGAATTATGAAAGGTAATGTTGAGAATCTGATTAGGACCACTGCTATGAATCCCATCAATGGTAAACTGAATCTTGTTCAGTATAAGAATGAGAAGAAAAAGGCTCTTGTTCATAAGGGAGTCTGTGAAAGTGTTGTGGCATTTGCTGATGCTAATCCTATGATGCCTTTCTATGCAATTCTTGCAGTAGGTGTTGGCAGTGGGTCTTTCAAAATGGATGAATATAAAAAGGGTTATAAGTTCTTCAATGCTGATAAGGCATCCACTTGTCTTGCAATGGCAAATGCTTATAATAAGCATATGAATATCAAGGGTAAGCCAAGTGATGTTGTTTGGAGACTTGTCAATAAGTATTATAATAAGGTATCCCATAATGTGGATGATTTCAAGGCAGCACTTTCCAAGGCAAATGTTGCTGATGGAGATAGGGGCCATTTTTCTGAACTTTGTGCAAATATTGGGATTGTTTAATCCCTTTTGGCACATTTCTTGCTCATATCTATAATGTATAACTTATAAATTTATTTATTATGAATAAGAATCAGTATATTTCTGAAATTAAGAAACTTGTTAAAAACAATGATAATAAGACCTATTTCTTTTCCAATGGTCTTAATATTGTAACTTGGTATGATGGTATGCAGATTCCTACCAATATCCATAAGGTGTTTGTAAAGGGCAATGTCCTTTATATCAATGTCACTGATGCATATCATACTGAAACTGACAATGTTGAAAAAATGTCAGATTGGGATGTGGATGATGTTGCCACAATTTATTCCCTTGTTTCCAATAACAAGTAAACTTTGGCATGATTTCTGTTATATATTATATTGAATATTAATAAAAAAAATAATTGAATATGAGTACTTTTGTTGCTACCAATTTCATGAGGACTTCTGACCTTAAGGCACTTGCATTTGTTATTAATGATTGGGAGGATTGGAGGTGTGCTCTCTCTGAGGAAGCTGTCTATAACCTTGACCATAATGATGATTTGATGTATTTCATTGAAAAGTATGGTGCTACCAAAGCAGTTGAATATTATAATAAGAGTAGATTTTGGCTTGATGGCAATAATTTCAAGGAGCCTCATCTTCTTAGTTTTGATAGGATGGTGGATATCATTAATGATGTCTATGATGTGGAGCATTTCAAGGAACTCATTGAAAATGGTTATGAGGAACTATATGACAAGTGGTTTTACATGGATAAGGTTAAAAATGCTATCAATCCAAAGAAAGCCTATTGTGTGACCACCATGTTTAAGTCCTCTGTTGATAGGGATGAAATCAAGAAGAAGGTTGAGAGTATTCTGAAAGAGAGTGGTGTCAGTAATTGGACCTTTGTTGTGGAGGAAGCATAATATGAAGGCAAAGGAGTTGTTGGATAGGCTTGGAACTCTGTACTATGATACAGAGTTGTCCATAGCAAAAATTCTGATGAAACACAAGAATATTACTGATACTGATGGTACTGAAATTTCTTTGGGTACAGATAATAATGGTGTAAGATGTGTTTTCTATGGTTATGACCCAATCAATGAACTTGATATTAATGATATGATTGGTGTTCTTGAATATCTTGAAAAAATTGATGATTAATAGCATAAAGGTACTCTTTTGAGTACCTTTTGGCATACTTCTTGAATATATTAGTATTGAACATTTAATAAAAAGAATTATGATTAAGCACAAAAAAAATTACTTCCTTGTTAATGCCATTGATATGGGGGAGAACATAAAGGAATATCTTGAATCTGCAAAATTCAATTATGTGATTGTTGAGGGTGGGCAAGTCCTTATGTGGGGAAATAAATTCCCAGTTATCTTTGGTTCAATGGAAGATGTCAATGCTGAATTGAACTATCTTAAGGATAGTAAAAATCAAATTATTGTAATGTCTGAATTTGATTTTATTATTAACCATTGTCTTTCTGCCATTGAGGATATCATTATTAACCAAATTAAAATTAAGGGTGAAAATGATGGAGTGTGTCATATCTTCTTTTTCAATGGTCTTAATAATGTCATTAATATTAATGGAATGACAGATATTCTTAATGGGTCTGTTGGTGCTGATGGTCTTTTATCTTTACTCATTTCTGATGAAGATGATAACAAACAAGACTTTATTTCTTTGAGTGATATTAAGGATAGTGATGTAATTTTTAATATTCTTGTGCAGGTTTTGGCATAGTTATTGTTCATATCTATATTGTATAATTAAAATAAAAGTATTATGGAAATTTATGTTCTTACAATTTCTGAAGTTTTTGACTTTGAAGATTTTTCTCATAAGCCAAAGGCTTTTTATAAATTTGAAGATGCAGTTGCTGAAATGAATTCTATTAGCAACAATTTTGAAAAAGATACTGATATAGAAAGTGAAATTGATGGTGATTCTTGGGTGATTGATAAGGGCAGTAGGTTTTATGATGCTTATATTGATGGCAGATATAATGAATACCATTTTACAATTAAAATTAATCAAGTGGAGGTAAAATAATTATGGCAAGACAGAATTCTATTAATGTGCTTGATGACCTTAATGAATATGCAACAAGATATGGTCTTGATGCTCTTGGTTATGCAATTAGGGAAATGGCAAGAAACAATGAGATTCATTTCACACAAAAACAAATGTGTGACCTTTGGGAATATGGTGGGAATGTGGAATAATTTTCCAGATTTTCATTTTTGGTATGATTCTTGCTCTTATTACAATAGATAATTAAAATAAAAAAGTATTATGAAAAGGTTTTATATTCTTACTTTTGTTGACCTTGTTAAAATGGGTTATAATGTTTCTGATGTTTTCATGTTTGATAGTATTGAACTTGCTATTAAGAAAATGAAAGAAATGTATCTTCAATATTGTGAACAAGAAGATATTGATGACCCTATGGCCACTGATTCTTATGACCATGAATTTAGTGAAAGTGGAGAATTTAATAATGGTTTTGCCTATATTAATGGAAAATATTATTGGGATATTTTCAATAAAGACCTTGAATATTAATTTTCTGGCATAGTTATTGTTCATATCTATATTGTATAAATTAAAAAAAAGCATTATGATTAATCTTAGAAGTTATATGGAAGATGGTGCTAATTGGCAGGCACAGGCAGTCCTTGCTTATATGAAAGCAAATTATGAATGGGCAGTTGACCCTTCTTGGGATGATGAAAGGAAAGCCTATGATGCTGAAATCTTCCTTTATAGATATGAAAATTGTAGGGAAAATGGCTATATTTTTTCCCTCAGATTTGATGATGCACAACTGAATTTTGCAGTGTTTGAGGCTGCTAATTCTGATGATATTTTTGTCCTTATTAATAATGAGGTTTTCTTTGATACCCCAAGTTGGGAGGTTATGAGAAAAGTATATAAATCAAGATATGATTGTGATATTTCTTTCAAAGTTGGGCATATTGTTGAATGTGGTAACTATATTGTTAATGAAATGAGAGATTTCATTAAGAATATTATTTCAAAAGATTATTGCTAATATTCTTCTTTGGCATACTTTCTGCATATATCTATATTGTTAACAATTAAAAAAAAAGAATTATGAATAATATTGTCAAAAACTACATCATGCTTAATACCAATAATACTGACCTTGAATATTATCTTGATGATTTCAAGGAGTATTGTGAAGATAATGGTTATCAAATTGTAGGTGAAGGTACTGATATGGAAGGTCTCTACCTTGGTGGTAAAGTAACCTTTTGGGATTATTATAATAATTCTATTAATGATGAAATTGAAAATTTTTGGGATAATCTTAAGTGGCTTAAAAATTCCAAGTACAATTCCAAATGTGTTGTAACAGGGACCCTTGGTCTGTGGAGTGGTAACTATGATGTTCCACCTACCCTTTTCACTTCCATCTATGATGCAATGAACAAATGTGCATCTAAGGCTGATGACCTTTATGTTTATGTCAATGATAATGTTATTGAAGTCAAGGCTTATCATCATGATGGAACCAACTCCTTTGAAATTAGACTTCTCAATGATGATGATTATGATTGTGTGATGTACTGGGAAGATGAAAATGATTGTGTGATGTACTGGGAAGATGAAAATGATGGTGATGTAATGGATTATATCAAAGCAAATGCAATGGATATTTATTATGAAAATATTGGCCAGTAATTATTAATAATTATCTTTGGTAAAAAATATCTAATAAGTACTCTTTTGAGTACTTTTTGGTACAATTATTGATTAAAATTAAAAAGGGTTGAGTAAAACCAATAATGATTCTCTGAGTAGACTAGCTTTGGCAACCCTTTTATTTAACAATTAAAAAATTAACAATTATGGATAAGAAAACAATTATTATTTCTCTTCTTAAAGAAATTGATACTGATGTTCTTATTGGGATTTGGAATACCTATTGTTCTGATGAGAATATGGATGATTATATATATGAAAATGATGATTATAATATCAATGAAATTTTCACTAAGCCAGATGAAGCACTGAGGGCTGCTTTCTATGGTGATTATAGATATAATCATGATTACTTTGTTCTCAATGGTTATGGTAATCTTGAATCCTTTGATGAATATGATGCAGACAATCATATTGACTTTGATATCCTTGCTGACTATATCATGGATGTTGGTTGTGATGAACTCTCTGAAAATTATAGTGAAGAACTGCAAGATGAATTCCTTAATTATATCAATGAAAAATTTGAAGATAGGGAATTTACTGAGGATAATATTCCTAGTGGCACTGATTTGATTACTGAGGATTGGGATGAAATCTTATCTGAAATACTTGATGAAGATTAATTCTTTGGCATGATACTTGCCTATTTAATAATATATAAACAATTAAATAAAAAGAATTATGGATAAGGAAACTGCTATCAGCATTCTCAATGACCTCAACACCAATATTGTCCCTATTGTTGATAAAATCTTCTTCAATAAACTTGGTGTTACCACCAAAATGAAAGCAATCTATTCTGTTAATAGAAGTGGTGAATATTATTTTACTCTTATTAATGAAGATAATTCTGATGTTAATAAGAAAATGAGAGGTAATAAAATCCTTAGATATCTTTTCAAATCTGCTGAACTTAAAGCACAAACCTGGTATTTTGATGAAGATAATTGTTATGACTTCTATGTCAATGTTTATTATGAGCATAATGATGGTGGTTCCAATGGTCATGAACTCATGAGGTTTTATATCAATAAAACTACTAAGACCATTCATTATAAGTAATCTTTGGCATGATTTATGCAATATATCTAAATAGAAAATAAAAAAAGAATATATGCTTAAGTTTAAAACAATTCCAATTACTTCTGATACTACTGTTCACTGGTATCTTGATTATCATGTAAATGCCCTTAATCTTGATGACCTTATTTATGAAACTACTTCTGAATTCTGTGGTGATGATAATATGATTATTGTCATTGATGAAAAACATGATAGTCCATATGAGTCTCAAATTGATGAATATTCTTATCATTATCTTCTGAAAGAATATAGAGACAATGGTTATAGAATTGATTATGCTCTGTATACTAAGGATTGTCATTATCTCTGTGGTTTTGTTTGCTGGAAATAAATTATTATGAATAAGTCTCTTGAAATTGTTTTCTTCCCTGGTTTCTATGGGTCCATTTTTGACCCTGTAGACAATGAATATAATAGCCTTAAATATGAGATTGAATATTATAAGGATACTTATAATAAAGAATTCAACATGGATGATTTCATCTTTGAAGAAGATGCTTGGAAGAATAAAATCTGTAATCTCTTTACTGAAGGATTTTCTGACATGTATAAGCCTCATTTCATTAAATCAATTGTTTTTGATGAAATGACTTCTCCAAGGTTCTATAATTTTGATAATGATAGAATCTATGCCTTCTTTGAATTCACTGATGATTGGAAAGACCATATTAAAAACTTTATGGACTCCAATTATAAGGAACTGAAAGATATCATTAAAGAAGAACATTCCAGTAGAAGTGGTTATATATCCTTTATGTCCAATGATATTGATGAATGGTATAAAAAGTTTTTTGAAACCACTGATGAAGATGATATTGAAACCACCTATCTTGAAGAAATCATTAAGTACTATGTGCTTTGGGATAATGGTTATGCTTTCAATGAAGGTTATAAAATTAGAGAAGAACTTGAATCATATGTTTTTGAAAATATGAATGAATCTGAATTCATTCATCTTAAGGAACAATTTATGTGTGAACTTGCTTAGTATTATATTAATGTCTTGATATATTAAATTATTTTTTATATATTTGTTATATAAATAAAAATTTAATATGACAATTAAAGACCTTAGAGAAATCCTGGTACATTTTCAAGAACATAAATATGATGATTATGAAGTTGTATTATGGGATTTCAATCACCAACAAAAACTAAATTGGAATGTATCTCATGCTTTATCCCATCCAGATAAAGAACTTACTTTCCCTGTTGAAGTAAAAGAAACTGATGAAAAAACAATAAATGAAAAATTGAAAAATCTAATTGATGAATATTATGGAAAAGAAAATTAACATTGACTGGCTTATTACTCTCCTGCTCTGTATCTTCCTTGGAACTATTGGTGTCCATAGATTCTTTAATGGAAAAATTGGCACTGGCATCCTGCAAATTATTACCTTTGGTGGATTTGGTATTTGGGTCCTTGTTGATATCATCCTTATTGTCTGCCAGAAGTTTACTGATGAACATAACCAAATTATTACTATTTATGAGTAATAAGTACTCTTTTGAGTACCTTTTGGCATGATTATTGTATATTTATATTAAGATTAAGATTCTCCTGTAGCTCAGTTGGTTAGTAAGCATCTGACTCATAATCAGAGGGTCGTAGGTTCAAGTCCTACCGGGAGAACAATTAAAATAGGGGTGTACCTCAGCTGGCTTATACCCAGACATTAAATGAGTAACTTGGTGTATGCAGGTTCAAATCCTGTCACCCCCACTAATAATGGCATGATTTTTGTATATTATTAAAAAAGAAAATTTGTTGATTTAAAATTTTATTTATGTACATTTATACTCTTATATTCTTTTCAAGTCTTGATGGGCAATTTACAATTAAAAATTATAAAACCCTCACATCAGCAAAAGAATATCTTGATAAATGTGTTGAAGGACAAAAGAAACTTGAAGGTGATACCTTTATTTCAGAAAATGCCTATGGCACTATGTTAGATAAAGATTATGAAGCACCAAGACTCCCTGATACACTTAGAAACCATTGGCTATTGCATGAATATGATGTTATCTATGGTGTTGATACTGTAACTAACTTTAGAAATAATTTGTCCACATTCTCTAGATTTATTGTTAAATCTGAACTTAAATAAAATAAAATTTTGAATTATTAATATTTATTTATATATTTACATTGTAAAAACTAATTAAGAAAACATACAGCAATCTTCAATATTAAAATTAAATTGATTTATTTGCTAAATGGCTTTACCATTAAAGGTCTGATACTAACCCCAAAGTATTAAAAAATGTTTTCTGTTTATATAGTTCTTTGATAATATTGCCCCCGTGGTGGAACTGGTAAATGTTTGCCTACTACAATGTTAGTAAAACAACTCAAATTCGGTATCAGTTAGATAAGACTTTGTACGAATAAGCTGACTAAGAAAGCCTGAAGGTCCATTTATATGGATAGCTGGGTAATACCGAGCCAAGCCTTAATAAAGGAAGGTGTAGAGACTTTAAGGGTTGCACTTTTAGTGAAGATAAAGTCCACTTAGTTGAAGTAATACTTTAGATGAAAATCTGTAACTAATTGAGACACAAAGGACTTAAAATCCTTTGGCCATTCTGGCCGTGCAGGTTCAAATCCTGTCGGGGGCACTAAAAAACCAAAGGTGAATAGTCATCTGTTTTCCCTTGTAGTGCAGTGCAACTCTGCTGAAAAGATGTAGTAATTAAAAGGGCCATAAGTATATCCAGATAATGTGCTATTTTAAATGGTGTGGGTGTGATGGATTTATCTAAAAAGTGCACTTGATGATAAATCATAGCCTTTGTTTTTTTTTAGTTAAAATGCTTAAAACGTCCACAATATTACTATTTCATGTGGGTTACAATAAAGAAATAGTTTTTTAAAGAAAATAAACTTTTCATAATTCTTTTTATTATTTTTCAATCCTAGTGATTGAATATCTTGAACTTCTCATGCTGTGATAGTCTGAGAAGTTTTTTTTTGTTTATACTATTTATCTCTATTATAAACTAATATATATGGAAACATTTTTATTTATTGCAGGTGTTATATTTACTATAATTGCACTCTATATTAGAATTAAAAAATTATATATACCCTTTGATTATAATCTTATATATAATGTCCAAAATGCTAAATCTAATCTTGATATCATGAGAAAATTCCAAATATTTGGACCTATTCTTATTATATTATCTATCATACTTATTCTATCTTAATTATCTAATATTTTATAGATATTTGTTAATTATCTAATATTTCTTCAATATTAGATATTTTTTTTTTGGCATGATTCTTGCCCATATTATTTTTGATATTATATTTGACCAAATCAATGGTTCTAAGCAGAGAGCATTTTTTTAAAAATTAACCCTGGAGTATATTCTCCAACCTACCTATATATCTATTTCCTAGGAAAATTTTACTTATTTATATATATTTTTTGCTTATTTTTGGATTTTTGGTCAAAATCAAAATATTTATCATTGATTAATGAAATCAGTGATAAATATTCTACATCACTAAAATCCATTCCAGATAAATTAAATTCTTTAATAATATAGGCTGGTAAAACAGCCTGTAGGGTATAATTTTTGCATATATGACTACTGTCATCAGATAATAATATATATAATATGAATAATATACTCTTCATGAATCAAATTTTATCACCCATGGTCCCTGTTTTATTTTTAGACTCTATAGTACTATAATATATATTATTTATTTAAACATGCATATGGACAAAAATATTGTATACTATCTTTAATTAATTTTTATTGTTTTTTTATTTTATTTTTTATATATTTGATATATGAAGACCATTAATATAATTATTAACTTTATTAACTACTGTGGCCAACAATTGGTTACTTGGTTCATTGATGATAATGTTGACCTTATTATTCATGTGCCTGAATTTGTTAATAATCAACCTGATTTAAATAATACCCATCAAATTAATCTTGGTAACCCTGAAATACTTCTTGACTGGTTCCCTTACTCTTCTAACCTGCAACTACTATATGATTATATTGATGAACTCTTTCTTAATAATAATGCTATATTTAATATAACTAAAAATAAATTCTTTTAAATTATGATTGATACTAATCCATCTGTTATCTTTAAAAATGAAAATGCAAATGATTCTATAAATAATAAATATGAATCTGTTAATCACCCTTCACATTATAATAACTATTCTATTGAAGTTATTGATATGATGGAAAAAATCTGGGGAACTCAAAACCTTATTAACTTCTGTGAAATGAATGCCTTTAAATATAGAATGAGAATGGGTACTAAACCTGATAACTCTATACAACAAGACCTACAAAAAGAAAAATGGTATCTTAATAAAGCATCTCAACTTAAATCTAAATTGAATAATCCTACTGAATAATATTATTAAAACTAATTCTAATATTCAATAATTCTATATATAAGTACTCTTTTGAGTACCTTATCAATCTGTCCCCTTTATACCTTAACTTATATTTTTAAACTAAATTATTTATTTTACTTAAAAATTGTTACTATACCACAAAGGGAAAAAATATAAATTGTAAGCAAATTATATGATTTTACTTTAAATCTTTTATTTTTATTATCTAATTTCTTTTATTGAATATAAAAATATATTTATTTTATATTTTTTCTGCTTGCTAATAAAGCATTTATCCTATATAGGTACTCTTTTGAGTACCTTTTTCTTTATTATTCATCTTTTCTATACTATTTATATCTGATATAAAACTTAAATACCTATTAACATATGAAAAACTTTTTACTTAAATTATTTATCTTTGCTGAATTCATTATTGTATTTGGCCTGGGCTATGCTGTACTTCACATGGCCTTATCCCCTATTCAATCTATTATCCTTGTGTTTGCTATGGTCTTCTTCCTGTTCCAAGCACTTGGTAATGTTGATAAACTTAATGGCTATGGCCAATATAATAAATCTAATAATAATCATGATGATGACTCATCTGATGATAACCAAAACCATTCTGATGAAAATGTTTCTAATCAAAATATTTCTGATGTGGAAGAAGATAATGATGATGAAAATGATGATGACTTCTTCCTTATGGATGATGGTCTTGAATAAGACAAAGATATCTAATTTATCCTCAAAATGCTGACAATAATTTGCCAGCATTTTTTTTTTTATTAAATTTATTTAAAATCAATTAATTAAACCCAAATAACCTATTTTTTTTCTAACCAATAACCTATTTTTTCTAGTCAAAAATTTTCTAAAAAAATTCTGGAAAAATTAATACAAGACACAGTTTCTTTTCTTGTTTTTTAGGGTATTATTTACAAAAAATTAACACTACACATTAAGGTATTATTTACAAAAAATTGTACAATATTAAAATTGATGTTCTTTCCCTATTTTTTAAGGTATTATTTACCAAAAAACTCTTATTATACATTTTTTTTTATTTTTTTAGACATATATTGCCAAAGTAGTTTAATTAGATTAGAGCATTTATATATATATTTCAAGGTTTACATAATCAAAAAAGCATAATGGCCAGAGAAATATAGAAGAATAGGAGATGTATGTGGATTTAGGAAGTAGGTACTATTTATATCATAAAGGAATAATAAATAAACAATAAACAAAAAAAGATATAGAGTAATGGGAAAGTTTTTACACAATTTTGAGACAAGTGTTGAGTTCAACAATGAGTACATTGGCAGTGGATACACAGAGCCATGGGTAAGTTTAACACAGGAGAATTCTGCAATCAATTACAACAAGGGTTCATATGATTTTATTATATTAGACAGTAGGACAGGTGAGGTTGAGACAGAGTTAGATTGCAGTGCATTAGAATTAACAGGAAAGACATACAGTGCATTATACTTTAATGAATCTGGCAACAGTAAATGTATTGTAAGGTACAATGATGCTGATGAAAAGTGGGCAGTATATAGTGATGATGGTAATTGGATGGGATACATTGTATGTGACAATGGAGTAATTAAATTTGATGTAGGTATTGTATAATATTATCTACAATTTAGATAAAAAGATAAAGACATTGAATAAAAATTTTTTTAATTATTCAATGTCTTTTATTTTATTTAGTTTATTTAGTTAGATAGAATATATAGATTATAGTATATTAATTAATTTATTTTAATTATATGTTAAATAGTTTATTTTTTATTTAATTCAATTTAATTAGTATTTCTGATATATTGTTTTGCAAATTGTTGGATTTTGGCTTTATGGGTATCAGATGACCATTGATAGTTATCAAGTTGTGTTAAAGGAATCCATTTAATTTGCAGGACTTCATTTGGTTCAGAGTATTCATTAGTAAGGGTAAAGTCATCAGGGTTATGGATAAGTGTTGAGAATCTGGCAATGACATTTTGTGAAGTTCTATTTATATCATCATCAATTTCCATGAGTTTGATATAGGGTGGATGGATTATGGCATAATTAAGGTTAAGGCCAGTTTCTTCAAAGGTTTCTCTAATGGCAGCATTTAGTAGGGTTTCATCATAGTCAAGATAACCTGAAGGGCAATTCCACAAGTAGGGTTTAGAGACAGCAGGTCCTCTTTGGTTGGCAAGGACAGAGAGTTGGTTATCAACATAGGCAAAGACAACACAAGAAACAGCAAGTGACCTTGAAATCCAGAAGGTTTGGCCATTAAGTTTAACAGGAGTATTTTTCATATTATTTTTGTATTTTAGTAAGGACAAGTTTATAGGTAGAAGTTGTATCAACAACATTATTATGATTACTAATAACAACAGTAGAATCAACAGAGTAATTCCATTCATTCAGGTCAAAATCATGTGTTGTAATAGATTTTTGAGAAGTAAAGAAAACCCAGAACATAAAGAAGGCCACAGATAGGAGAATACCCATATAAGCCAAAAAGTTTTGAGTTTTTTTATTTTCTTTAACAGTTGGGTCTTTCATTGAACCATCATATAGAAATGTAGATAGTCCAAGCATTAGAATAAAGATAACATAGCCAATGATGTACATAAACATAATTTATATTTTTTTTAGTTTAACAATTATATAATATAACATATACAATAATCATGCCAAGACAAAGAAAATGCAAGAAATAAAAAAATTATAAGTAATTTATTTTCAACATATCTAAAAATTTAAATAAAATTAATATATATAAGATAATATGATAATGACAATATTTTCCATTTCTTTCCACTTTTTTCCACAAAATTATAAGCAATTAATAATAAAGTAATTATGATGAAGTAATATAAATAAAATTGAATATAAGTTGTTATGATATAATGAAATGGGTGATAAATTTTAGGAAAGGGTATGTAGCAAAAAATATTTAAATTATTATATATTAGTTAGATAAATGGGTTATAAAGCAGTTAATTCAGGAGTAGTTATGGTATATAATTTATAGTGATTGATTGGGGATTACAATTATTATTTTTAATAAGAAAAGACTATTTATAATAGTAGTTATAAATAACAAAAAAAAGTAAGAGATATGACACAAGAGGAATATATCAATAAGATAAAGAGGTTTGACACTGTTGAAGAGTATGAATATGACAGGGAGACCAATTATATAAATCATTGGGTAAGTTTAACAAAGGAGACCAATGAGGTGAATTATGAGGTTGAAAAGAAATACAGGGAGCCATTGACATTTGTTATTCAGAGTGATGGTAATATTAGATGGAAAGCATCTAGGGCAAGTGATACAAGAACCATAAAATATAGTAAAGATAATGGGCAAACATGGATATCAATAGCAAGTTCTATAGATGGCAATAGTATTTCTGTAGAAAGTGGTAACACTATACAATTTAGAGGTTATTATGAAAGTTATGGTACAAATTATTATTATAATTGTTTTAGTGGAAGCACATGTAGTTTTAGTGTTAAAGGTAATATAATGAGTTTAATTAATAGTACAAATTTTGCTGCTTTAACAAGTTTGTCAGATAAATATTATACTTTTTATAACTTGTTCAAGGATTGTACTGGTTTAACAGATGCTAGTGAATTACTTTTACCTGCAACTACATTAACAAATTATTGTTACTATAGTATGTTTGAAGGTTGTACTAGTTTAATACAAGCACCAGAATTACCAGCTACTACATTATCAGGAAGTTGTTATAACAGTATGTTTGCTGGTTGTACTAGTTTAACAACAGCACCTGCATTACCTGCTACTACTTTAGCATCTTATTGTTATTCTGAAATGTTTTATGGATGTACTAATTTAACAACAGCACCTGTATTACCTGCCACAACATTAGCAGGTAGTTGTTATGCAAATATGTTCCAAGGTTGTACTAGTTTAACAACAGCACCAGAATTATCAGCAACAACATTAGCACATAGTTGTTATGCACTTATGTTTAAAGGTTGTACTAGTTTAACAACAGCACCTGCATTACCTGCTACTACATTAGCAGAAAGTTGTTATTCAAATATGTTTGAAAATTGTAGTAGTTTAGTAAATGCACCAGAATTACCTGCTACTGCATTAGATAATTATTGTTATGCAAGTATGTTTAGTAATTGTACAAGTCTCACAACTGCACCTGCATTACCTGCTACTACATTAGCACAAACTTGCTATTATTATATGTTTAGAGATTGTACAGGCTTAACTGATGCTCCAGAATTACCTGCCACTACATTAGTAGTTGATTGTTATAGATGTATGTTTCAAAGGTGTAGTAGTTTAAATTATATTAAATGTCTTGCAACTAATATTTCAGAAAATGGTTGTACAATAAATTGGGTACAAGGTGTGGCAAGTACTGGTACATTTGAATGTCCTGCTTCAACTAATTGGTCATCAAAAACAGGTACATCTGGTATTCCATCAGGATGGACAAGAGTTGATGCAAGTTAAGATTTAGAAAAATAATTAACAATAATAAATAAACCATGGGAAATTAATCTCATGGTTTATTATTTTATTTACAATTGAGGTTTAATTGTATATGTAATATCAAGAAAGTCATTATATGTTTCTTTTATTTTGAAGTGTTTTGCTTTTTTTGCAGCAGAGTGGCTTGGGAAGGAGTCAATGAAATTATCATTTTCAAACAGATTCCATCTTTTAGGTTGATATAGTTTTTTCTTTTCTTCTTTTGTCATATTTTAATTATTAAATAATTAAACAGGGCTAATAGATTCCCATTTACAGATATATTTCCAAACAACATCATTTGCTTTAGCAAGCAATGAAGAATCAAACTGATAGAAGTCAAATCTTTTATTTGTACCTTCCATGACATGTTCACCAAAGCAAAGGCCAAAACCTGGTCTATATTGCCAAGATGTAATTTTTTTATTAAACAATTTTCCTGAAAGAAGAGTTACAAAATATATATCATCTTCATCATATTTTGTGAAATCAATGATTTCAATATGGTCTTGCAAATATTTTTTAATGAAATCATTTGCTTGCTCAGGGTTGAGAGTAATTACATTATACATAAAAATAAAAATTTAAAAATCACATTGAAATAACATACAAGAATCATGCCATTTAATATTGCCAATAAGGAAAAAATCAATATATTTTATAATAAAGATAAGTTTTATGGAGAATTATTTAGTTATACCATATTATAAGAACAAGGCATATATAAGTTTTATAAAACAATTTTCAAACAAGGAAGAGGTTGTTGAATTTCTTGGTAGAGAGGATGGTGATTTAATAAGGGCAATACATGGTCATATTGAAAATAGTGAAAAAACAAATAAGGAAAAATCATATGACTTTGTTTGTTTGGATAATAATCTTCATTATTATATTCTTTATATTTCAGATAGTGGAAATAAATTATTTGAACCAGAATTATTAAAAACTGGAAAATATAAATTAAAGAAAATCAATATAAAATCTGATTCAATCATTCCAGAAAATAAAGTTTTTAATTTTGAAGGTTAAACTATAAATTATGTAATATGTTGATTATCCGAAAGTTACAAGACATTTTCTTATATTATTTACTATTTATATTAAAATAATAAATAACAATAATATGGGAAAATATATACATTTATTTGAAAATGAATCTGCATTTGATACAGATTATCATGGTGACAATTATCTTGAACCTTGGGTGAGTTTAACTGAAGATATTGAAAGGGTTAATTATAATAAAACTGAAGAAGAAAAAGAAGAAGATGAAAAGAAAAAACTTCTCACACAACCATTAACATTTGAATTTCAAGAGGATGGTGATATTAAATGGAGAAGATATTCAACAAGTGCACCTGCAATTACTATAGAATATAGTAAGAATGGTGGTGAATGGACAAGTATTACAAGTGCAACAGGCAATTCAGCACCAAGTATATCAGTTGTATCAGGTGATACTGTTCAATTTAGAGGTAATAATGCTGCATATACAACAACAAATAAATCTTGGAATTATTTTAATACAACCAGTGTCTGTAAAATTAAAGGAAATATAATGAGTTTAATCAATTCAACCAATTTTAGTGGTTTAACTACATTATCTAATACATATGCATTATCTGGCTTATTTAGATATTGTAGTGGTTTAATAGATGCTTGTGAATTATTTTTACCAGCAACCACATTAGCAAATAGTTGTTATCAAGAAATGTTCCAGTGTTGTGCTAGACTTATAAATGTACCTGCATTACCTGCAACAACATTAGTAAATAGTTGTTATAAAGAAATGTTTAGTGGTTGTACTAGTTTAACAGGAGTACCTTCAAATTATTTACCAGCAGAAACATTAGCATATGGTTGTTATTCAAATATGTTTGAAGGTTGTGGTAGATTAACAACAGCACCAGAATTACCAGCAGAAACATTAGCACCAAGTTGTTATAATAGTATGTTTAGATGTTGTAGTGGATTAACACAAGGACCAAGTAGCATTGGTACATCTGCAACTACAGTAATGCCAGGTTCTGCTTGTACCTCAATGTTTAGTACTTGTACTAGTTTAACAACAGCACCAGAATTACCTGCTACTGCATTAGAAAATTATTGTTATCAAAGTATGTTTTGGAGTTGTACAAGTCTTCTTAATGTACCAGAATTACCAGCAAAAATATTAACAACATATTGCTGTGGAAATATGTTTCAAGGTTGTACTAGTTTAACAGGAGTACCTTCAAATTATTTACCAGCAACTACATTAGCTAGTAGTTGTTATGCTTATATGTTTGATGGTTGTACAAGTCTTGTTAATGCACCTGAATTACCAGCAACAACTTTAGCAGGAGGTTGTTATCAAAATATGTTTAGAGGTTGTACAAGTCTTGTTAATGCACCTGAATTACCTGCTGAGACATTAGCAAATTATTGTTATAATAGGATGTTCCACGGTTGTACTAGTTTAACACAAGCACCTGCATTACCTGCAACAACATTAGCAAATAGTTGTTATGTTGAAATGTTTAAAAATTGTACAAGTATTGTTAATGCCCCAGAATTACCAGCAACTACATTAGCAAATAGTTGTTATGCAGGTATGTTTAATGGCAGTACTAATTTAAATTCTATTAAATGTTTGGCAACAGATATTTCTGCATCTCAATGTACATTAGGTTGGGTAAGTGGTGTGGCATCATCTGGTACATTTGTAAAAGACCCATCAATGACATCATGGACAACAGGTACTGATGGTATTCCAACCAATTGGACTGTTCAAGATGCATAAAAAAAGTATATATTAAAGATAAAGGCTCAGAGGTAAATCTGAGCCTTTTGTTATTAGATTATTTGTTTTCCAACAACAGGGTTATTTGGTCTAATATATTTCCATCCATTTTTTTCCTCATGTTCAATAAGTTTATCAAAATCAAGTTGATATGCTTCAGGTAGTAGACCACCATCCATATAATAATTTCCATGAATTCTATAGATGTCAGTATTTACTTTAATTGCATCACCTTCTTTTAATGGAATATCTTTAACAACAATATATTTCTTATCTGGTTTCATTATCAACAAATCTTAATTTAAGTCTTATTTTTACATCATTATTTTCATCTGATTTGATACATCTTTTTTCAACCCTAAACATTTTTGTCAGACAAATCTTACTAAATGGTTTACCTTGTCCATTACATTGATGCAAAATCAAAGGGCATTTAATATCTTCATTTAATGGGAACAATTCAAATACATTACAAAAACCATAAGTATTTGGGTTAATATATAATCTTACCACATCATTGGTAATCTTAAATGATATGATGTCATTAGGTGTTGGGAAATCAAGGTCAACAAATTCCAAATAATAATGATTAGTGCAATTATCCAAATTCTCTTTTGGTAAACTGGTTGTTGTAGTTGTATTAGAGACAAAATTTAATGGTGTTCCAAAAGCAGATGTTGAGGTTGTATCATAGACTGATTCCTTTACATTTTTAAGGCCAGTAATATTTTTCCCATTTTCACTGAACAGTTTATCACCATTTTGGATAACTTTTGTGCCATTTTTAGTTGTTTTAATTTCTTGCTTCTTATTATTAAGAGTTGCATTCATTTTATCAACTAAAGTTTGGTCAATTTTATTTTCATTTGGTTTTTTTGTTACTTGGTTTTTAGTTGAGATAAGTTTAATTGGAATTTCTCTTTTAGTTACATTTGAGTTCATTCTTTTGATTAGCAATTTGTCTTTATCATTCATAGTTTCAATATTTTTTTATAATATTATTTTTCTTATTTTATCTGTTATATTTTTTACTGGAACAAGTTCATATGACCCATCATCTTTTAGCCAAATAATTCTTCTTCCAATAACTTTAAGGCCAATATCTTCAAGACAAGTTTGATATGCATTCAATTGAATTATATAATGTCCATAATCTTCATCATATATATCATCAAATGGATAATACATCATTTTATTATGTGATTTGGAGAATTCATTATATAAATCTTTATTTGTTTTCCAGTCCATTATGATTAAGCCACTTTTTTCATCATTTGTTGGATGTTTATAATAACATAATAAATCAAATGTTCCAGCAAAGTTTTTACTATATTGAATTTTTGGATTTGCACTTGTATATACTTTTGTTTCAGGCAATACAACCCATAAGTTTTCAGGGAATTCATTCCAAAATTTAAGGGCTGCTTCCTCTTTTGGTCTTGTTGGTATTAACCATTTTTTTTCAGGAATATATTTGTATTTATTATCTTCTGTTATATTTTCAGGATGACCCATTTTTAGCCATGATAATGATTCACCATATGCATGAACCTGTGTTCCTGTTACAGTTGCTTTAAGATTCTTGAATTTCCATTCATTAAGCCAATATTCAGGTGTTTCACCATTTTTTTCTGCATATGCTTTTGCTTTCAGTTCACTATCAAATTCCTCATGAAATTGTGATACAAATGCTGAAACTGAAATTAATTCCTTGTCATGTAAAAAATATTTATGTCCTTCTTCAATAAAAACCAATTCATTAAAAGTATCCAAAATCTTTTCTCTGATTTTAGTTACCTCCAATGGTTCACCATCAACCTTTATCTTATATTTATCCTCATTCCTTAATGGCATATTTTTTTTGTATTAGTGAATTGTTATTTGAAAATGTCAAACATATTTTCTTTTGAAATATAATCAATTATTTCAATATTTTCTGGTGATATTGTGTCCATTGTATAGACACCATTTTTCATTCTTGGGTCAAAATAAAATTTTGGATTATTTGTTGCTTTTGAAACATCAATTTTCAACAATGACCATCCATCATTTTTTTGGTAATTGAATTCTTTTTCAGCATTAAACTCATTGACCCATAAAACAAATTCTTTATTTGTTAGTTCTTTCATGAAAAAATATACTCTTTCAGGATTTGAATATTGATTCCATGATGAAAATTTTGGCTTAAGCCCATATTTGTTTATTTTATTTAAATATATGTTTGGGCAAATATGATATAGGTATTTATTTTTTATGACCTCTTCAGTTACATCAACATCAAATTTTTTTTCATATATTAATCTAATAAGATTATTATACCCATTTAACTTTTCATAAATGCCACAGAACCAACCATACTTTAACAAATATTTGTCAAAATCATTTTGGTTGAAATCATTTTCATTTACATTTATTTCTATTCTTTCAGTATTATTTTGGCTATATTTGTTATAAAATATTATACCATTATAATCATGATAATATTGTTGTTTATCCAAATAAAATAATATTTTGTTTTTTTCTGTTAAATCAGAACCATCATATAAATTAAATAATGATTTTAATGCAAAAATAACATTTTTAATTGGATATGTAGATATTAAGCCTTCTTTTATTAAATAAGGTTTTCTTTCCAACATAGTGGTATACATATTTCCAGCAGCATCATGTTTAGGTAATGTATTAAATAAAACTTCTTCAACTATTTTTTTAACCATTTTACCTAATCTTTTTTCATCTATTTTAATCTTTGTTGTCATTTTTGGTTGAATTTAATTGTTTTATTAATGCATCTCCCATCCTAATTGCCATTCTGGCAACAATATCAGGTGATGCCTCTAATATTGTGCCAAGTTTTCCACTCTCTAATATTCCCTGCATTGCATTAACTGCTGCTGTAAATCTCATTTCTTCTTCTGTCATGCAATATTTTCTTTTTGCAAATATATAAATAATTTTCATGATTAACAAATTGTATTTTATATATTTACTATTAATTATTGATATTCTCAAATCAACATAAATCATTGATAATCCGAAAGTTATATGTATTTTTTCATCATTTGTTAATATTTATATTTGTATAAAAATCTATATTAAACTATGAGTAAGTATATACATTATTTTAACAATGAAAATGATTTTGATGAAATGAGGTCAGTTGAAAAATATTATGAACCTTGGCTTAGTTTTACAAAACAAAATAAAACACAAACTGAAGATATTGATAGAAGTGACTATAACAAAACTGAAGAAGAAAAGGAAAGAGAAAGACTTAAGTTTGTACCATTAACATTTGAAATTCAAAGTGATGGTAATATTATATGGAAATCAACAAATACAGGTGTTACAAGAACCATAGAATATAGTAAAGACAATGGACAAACATGGACAAGTATTACAAGTGCAACAGGAGATACAGCACCAAGCATTTCTGTAGAAAGTGGTGATACTGTTCAATTTAGGGGTGACAATACAGCATATGGTACAAGTGGTTCTTATTATAGTTGTTTTAGTGGAAATACTGCACAATTTAGTATTAAAGGTAATGTAATGAGTTTAATTAACTCAACTGATTTTAGTGATTTAACAACATTAGAAAGTGCATATACATTTGGTTATTTGTTTAGAAATTGCACTGGTTTAACAGATGCAAGTAATTTACTTTTACCAGCAACTAAATTAGCAAGTAACTGTTATTCAGATATGTTTTATGGTTGTACTAGTTTAACAACAGCACCAGAGTTACCAGCATCAGCATTAACAGAAAGTTGTTATTCTGGTATGTTTTATAATTGTAATAGTTTAACAACAGCACCAGAGTTACCAGCAACAACATTAGAATATTATTGTTATCAATTTATGTTTTATGGTTGTACTAGTTTAACAACAGCACCTGCATTACCAGCAACAACATTAGTAAGTTATTGTTATGAATATATGTTTCAAGGTTGTACAAACTTAGTACAAGCACCAGAATTACCTGCAACCACATTAACAAAACAATGTTATATGAATATGTTCCAAGGTTGTACTAGTTTAACAACAGCACCTACATTACCAGCTACTACATTAGCACAATATTGCTATTATCAAATGTTTAGTGGTTGTAGTAGTTTAAATTATATTAAATGTTTAGCAACTAATATTTCAGCAACTGACTGTACAAAAAATTGGGTATCTGGTGTGGCTAGTACTGGTACATTTGTTAAACCAGCTTCTACAGATTGGTCATCAAAAACAGGTGATAATGGTATTCCAAATAATTGGACTGTTCAAGATGCAAGTTAATAATTAATTAAAAAAAATTATATTTGCATTAGTCCTAACAACCAAAGGACTTTCATGGTTAGCCATTAGCATTTTAAAAGATATTGGTGGGAGTAATTAGAATAGAATCAGTTTTAAAATAATATGAATCTGGTTCTATTTTTTTTATTATTTATAACTATTTATAAGAAAATAAGAAAGTAAAAAAATATAAATATATTAATGACAGCACAAGATTATTTATTAAGTGGAGGTACACCAGTATTTTATTCAGGTAATAGTGAAAATTTAGTATGGTGTTACACATTCAATGGTGTTGATGAGAATCTTCAATGTTATGATGTCAGTGTTGGCAAAGGAATGTTAGATGTTTCAAATTATGATAACATTCCAAGTGGACTAACAAAACTTACAGGATATAATAAAATTAAATTACCTGATGGTAATATATATGGACTTGGGTTTAATAACATGTTATTTGGTAGTAATGAACAAGAAGAAGAAGCACCAAAGAGCAGTACCAATAATGTAACCAATCAACAAACAAAATATTCAGGTTTGATTTATTATAGTGGTGGTACACAATTTGTTGATAAATTAATTGATACAGGTGGTACATATCCTTCATTAATTTTAGTTGGTGAAAATGATGAATATAGTTTTTCTACACAAAATTCTAGTGAATTTGTACCAGCTGTTGCAGGAAATTATTTATTTGTAATTCCATGTAGTAATATGGCTGAAGATTCTTCACTTTACATTGGAACATTTTTAGGAAAAGATTTAACTGATTTTATTATATTAATGCAGGGTGGTACAAGTTCAGAAGGCCCAGTTGAATAAAGAAAATAAAATATAAAAATATATAAAATATGGCAAATGTTGATATAATCTTAAGTGGTTTTACACCAAGTGAAAGAGAATATTCAAGTTATGGTGATAATGAACCAGTATATGTATATACCTTTAATGGTTTTGATGCAAATGGTAATTCATTGGACCTTAGTAATGATAAAGGAACTTATAGTATACAAGGAAATGAAAATGGTCCAGTATTGTTAGGCTATAGTAAAGCATCTATTGAAAATCAAGTTGTTGATGTTAGTGATTTTAATAACTATGGTGATAATAATAGTAGTGGTGGTGGTAGTGGTCCTTTGAGAGAAGCTAGTTCATCAAACTCATCTGCTGGCTTAACATCTTATTATGGTATGTTAAAATGTACTTTAAATAATAATGATTATTTATTAAAAATTGTTGGACTTACTGTAAGTAATAATTTTATTCTACTTTATTTAGTAGATAATGATAGTAATTATATGGGGGGTATTTCTTCAGATGGTGTAGTAATGATAAGTGAATCTGAAAGTTCTGAGCCTTCAGAAGTTGATGCTGGTTGGGTAATTATTTTTGGTGATAATGTATTTACTAATGGTATAAGTGCTTATAATTATTTTAGTAAAATTTTAAACATTGAAAGTGGTGAAGAAGAGAATTTATAAGTTAACATTATAAAATAATAAAAATAGCCATGAGTTAAAAATTCATGGCCATTTTTTTTTTTATTATTAAAATATTTAATTTTTTAAACATCAACTATTCTCCATGCAATTAAATAAAAAAAATTGACAATAATATTTAATATATGTATTTTAATATAAAAAGTAGATATAATAATATGGGAGTATTTAAGAACAAGAATGAAGAATTCAAAATGAATGACATTGTTACCTTTATTGGAAAGGAGGTCAACAAGGAAAATTTTTCTAATGAGTGTTACATTATAGCAGGTTTTGGTTTTGAAAAGTTCAACAGGAAGCCATTTGCAATATTATTACCTGTAACAACAACAATTGAAGAAAATGCAGAGGAAGGTCAAGATAATACAGAGAGCACAAAATCAGATACTTCTTTAGAGTTACTGAGGGAGATTAAACCAAGAAAGGTAATTAATTTTTCCACAATAAAGAAAGTAAAGAATGTAGTTATTGAGAAAGATTCCAGCAAGAAAAAGCACATACCTGAATTGGTTGCTGTAAGGTACATTGATTAAATTTTATTGCCATCATCAAACATATTATCAATTTGAAAAAAGACAGGGTTGTCTGCCATATAAGGGGTAGTCATTTTCATTAAATAAAATTTCAATGTTCTATCACCAGTATTAACTGATTCATCATTAACATAAGAATTAAATGGTGGGTTATTGGTTTTATATCCACTACATACTTCTGTTTTAGTATCAGATATAAACTTAAAAGTTTTATACAATGTATCTGGTGATAGAGTTATTTTTTTATGATTCATGGCAATGTTCTTTTATTTTCAAAAATTCATTATATAAATCTTCAACACCTGAATAAGATTTTTCAGGTGGGAATAGTTTTTCACTTATAAAGTTAAGAGATTTTTTTGCTCTTGTTATTGCAACATATAAAATATTTTGTTCAGCATTAATTTCCCATTGTTTTGTTGCCATTTTATTTGGCATCAAGGAAGGGCATAGGATATACACATTATCAGATTCCAAGCCTTTTGCTCTATGAACAGTTGTTAATTGTATTGCATTATTTTCATCAACCTTATGTTCAATAAACAGTTCATTAATTCTGTTAATAAGTGCTGTTTTATCTTTAATATTTTCAGCCAATGAATTAAATGTCAATAGTTCATCATATGCAATCATAACATCTGATTCACCAACAACACTTTTTAGGTCAGTATGATAAATTTCTGCACAATTTTCCCAGCATTTAATTAAATTTTTTTCCAAACCCAATCTAATTTCATCAATATCATTTGTTTGGAAATTATTTAATAAACTAATTAAATTATTTGCAAAGTCATATCCTTTGACATAAACTTGTTTATTTTGGTTAATCAATTGTATATACAATTTAACCAATGGTGATGTTAATCTACATAAAATCATATCACCATTTTTAATATTGTCAAAGCCAACATTATAATTGATTTCACCTTCAATTGCAGACTCTGATGGAACAAAATCATTAACTATTTCTCTTGCTCTTTCTGCAATTTTTTTTGCACATCTATATGTTATATTTAATTTAAATTGCTTAATATTTGGTTTTTTATTAAATGTTTTAAATGCATCTTCATCAGAACCACACCATGCATTAATTGTTTGAAATGAATCACCAAAAATTAAAAACCTTGTGTTTCTTTTCATGCAAATATTAATTAAATTTTGTTGTGCTGGTGATGAATCCTGTGCTTCATCTACAAAAATGACATCATAAGATAACCATTTTATACCACCAACAATTCCAAGTTCATATGGAAGCCAAATCATATCAGTATAATCTATTTCATTAATATTTGTGCTTCCCCATTTCATGATTTTTCTTACTGCTTCACATTCATTGGAAAAAATATTTACACCATATTTAATAACCATCTTATTGATTTCCTTAATGGATTGCATTAAATTAAATCTGGAATAATCCAATAATTTTTCAATATTTCTCATATATCTTGCCTTGTCAGCATTTGAAAAATTATCAAATTCATTATTGAACTCATGTAAATGCTGATGAATATAATCCCTATATTTGTTGTCATTAACAACAATATTCTTATATTTTGCTTGCAAAATCTTTAACCCAAGACTATGATATGTCATTACATCAATGTGTTGCTTTCTTTCCTTAAATCTTTCTCTTAAATTTTCAGCAATATGCACATTATATGAAAGAACAAGAACAGATTTGTCCTCAGGAACAAAAAGTGTTCCAAGTTCAATTGTCTTTGATTTTCCACTACCAGCTCTTGATTCAATGGAAGCATTACCAATTCCATGTGCTATGAAATCACATATTCTAACTTGTTCATCTGATGGTAAATTGTCTTTTAATATGCTTTTGAATCTGTTGTCTTGCTTATCTATCATTTTATCTTTTTTATACAAATATATAAAAATATTTTGTTTTTTTCAAACAATTATAATATATATTATTGAATCATCTTGAAAGTGAGCATATATTTTTTAGTTACTGAGTGCCTTTTCCTGCTAATGATTCAAAATAAGGGGATATTTTTATCCCCTTATCTCTTTTTTGTTGGTTTACAAACTATTTAATATATAGAATAATTGTAATTTAGATATATTAAAATATGGGAAAATATTCAGATAACATAACTCCTGAAAATTATATTAATTATTTGCATAAATTTGAAACAGTTGATGAATATGAAGAAGAAAAATATGGTTTTGGAAAACCATTTGTTTCATGGACTGTTGAAGATGATGGTGTAAATTATAATAAAAATCTTGCAGACCCAAATATGCCATTAACATTTATTGTTTGTAGTGATGGGATTGTTAGATGGAAAGCATCTAATACAGGTGGTACAAGGTCAATACAATATAGTAAGAATGGTGGTACATGGATAAGCATTACTAGTGCCACAGGAAACACAGCACCAAGTATATCAGTTGTTTCTGGTGATACTGTACAATTTAGAGGTGATAATAATAGTTATGCTATAGATAGTGCTAATGCAAAATATTCAACATTTTCTGGCACAACCTGTCAATTTAAAGTGCTTGGTAACATTATGAGTTTGATAAGTAGTGCTAATTATTCAACATTAAAAGAATTTCCAACAAATAGTAGTATTAATTTTGGATATTTGTTTAGGGATTGTAGAACTTTAATTGATGCAACTTATTTAGTGTTACCTGCTACAACTTTAGCAGATAGTTGTTATATTGGTATGTTTCTTGGTTGTTATGGTTTAACTACTGTACCTGAATTACCAGCCACAACATTAGCACAACAATGCTATTGTATGATGTTTAGTGAATGTTATGCTTTAACAACATTGCCATCTAATTTATTACCTGCAACAACAATGGCTGCAAGTGCATATACATATATGTTTTATGCTTGTACTGGTTTAACAGGTGTACCTGAATTACCAGCAACTATATTGGCAGATAATTGTTATGATAATATGTTTAGTGATTGTTATGGTTTAACAACATTGCCATCTAATTTATTACCTGCAACAACATTAACCCCTGCTTGTTATCAATATATGTTTGCTGGTTGTTATAGTTTAACTACATTGCCATCTACTTTATTACCTGCAACAACAATGGCTGCAAGTGCATATACATGTATGTTTAGTAGTTGTACTGGCTTAACATCAATACCATCTAATTTATTACCTGCCACCACCTTAGCACCATATTGTTATAATAGTATGTTTGGAAGATGTGATGGCTTAACATCAATACCATCTGATTTATTACCTGCTACTACATTAGCAGAGAAATGTTATAATATGATGTTTTATGATTGTTATGGTTTAACATCAATACCATCTAATTTGTTACCAGCCACCACATTAGCACCATATTGTTATAGTGAAATGTTTTGGAGTTGTTCTGGTTTAACATCAATACCATCAGGTTTCTTACCAGCCACCACCTTAGCACCATATTGTTATAATAGTATGTTTTGGAGTTGTTATGGTTTAACATCAATACCATCTGATTTATTACCTGCCACTATTTTAGCAAATGGTTGTTATGATAATATGTTTGCTGGTTGTTATAGTTTAACTACATTGCCATCTACTTTATTACCTGCAACAACAATGGCTGCAAGTGCATATACAAGTATGTTTTGTGGTTGTAGTGGTTTAACATCAATACCATCAGGTTTCTTACCAGCCACCACCTTAGCACCACATTGTTATAGTAGGATGTTTGTTCATTGTGCTGGTTTGGAAAGCATTCCATCTGATTTATTACCTGCTACTACATTAGCAGATGTTTGTTATGCTAGTATGTTTTGTGGTTGTAGTGGTTTAACATCAATACCATCTACTTTATTACCTGCCACTACCTTAGCACCACATTGTTATAGTGAAATGTTTATTTATTGTTCAGGATTAACCTCAGTACCATCTAATTTATTACCTGCTACAAGTTTATCTGGTGGAGAATATTGTTATCAGAGGATGTTTTGGAATTGTAGAAGTTTAACATCATTACCTTCTAATTTATTACCTGCAACTGAATTAACAGAAGGTTGCTACTTTGGTATGTTTAGTGGATGTACTGTATTAACAACAGCCCCAGATTTACCTGCACCAACATTGATATCAAATTGTTATCAAAGTATGTTCCAAGGTTGTAGTAATTTGAATTATATTAAATGTCTTGCAACAAATATATCAACATCTAATTGTACATATAATTGGGTAAGATATGTTACATCATCAGGTACATTTATCAAAGCAGCATCAATGTCATCATGGACAACAGGAAATAATGGTATTCCATATAATTGGACAGTTCAAGATGCTTAAAATAATATTTAATTTTACATATATATGGCAAAGATTAATTTAGATGAGGGAAAAATCAGAGAAATTGTTTCTGAAAGCATTAAGAATATATTAAAAGAAATTGATGAAAACTACAGGCCAAAACATGTTTGGGTTGACAGTAGGGTTAAAGGTATTGGCATGTCATGGTATAGAGGTGGTCATGACGAAATGACTTTGGAACAATTGCAGCAGTTATTGGATGAACATGATGCTTGCATCTATTATGATGAACAATTTTATGATAATGTGAATGATGTTCCATTTAAACCAAAATATATTGGAATTGAAGAATTTGGAATGCCAACATATAGAGGGGTTTATTCCAACCCAAGTTGCACTGTTGTGCCAAAAGGAACAACAATGGAAGTAGGATATTGTTCAAGAAGATTTAAATTCCCTGAAAAGAAAGAAGTTTAAATAACAATAAAAGCCATAGAAACAAATCTATGGCTTTTTTTCTTTATTTGTCAAAATAATCCATTTCTTCAGTGTTATATTCATCAAAAGGTGTAATGATAACAACAATTGAATTTGTTGAGGTTGCTTCAATTTCAATTGAACTTAAATATCTTTTTGCAGGATTATAATAACTTGTTTCAACACTTCTTGCAATGTCATATAACATATTATTTACTGAATCAATGACATTTTCCTCTTCATATTCCTCTGGAATTTCCATTTGTGAAATATCATTTATTTGAATTGTATTACTGATGTAACCATCATCAGTAATTTCAACATTATTTGATACAATGTCAAATCCATTATTATTTAATTCTTTATTTATCTCAGTAAGAAGACTATTGAAATCAACACCTGCTTTTTCAACAAAATCAGCATATCTTCTAATAAGATTTGCTTTATATTTATATGATTCTATAATATTTTCCATAGTAGTGTATTTTAATATATAAATAGTTTGTTAAATTAAAACCTTCAATGGTGTAATGTTTATCAAACTATCCTCATCCCCATTGTTTTTAATTGCACTAATGCTGACATTATGGGTTTCTATTGTCATTCTTGTCAATATATTGGCAAAATCATTTTCATCATATAAACAAGTTTCAATTTCACCATCATATAAAATTTTTACATGCTTATTCCTTACCCTTTTGGTTATTTCTTTAATAATATCATCAAAGCCAAAATAGCCTGTTTTTAGGCCATTATAATCCAATAGATGATAAAGATACTGCTCAGAACTTTTAACCTTCCCAGAAAGGCTAATTTCATCCAAAAACAACATATAACCATCAAGAAATTGCATTGGATTTTTTGTATAGTTTTTCAGTATATATTCAAGTTGTTTTTTATTATTAGCATCTTCAAAAAAATGAGGTTTACAATTTTCAAGGAAGGATTGTTCAAGTTTTTTATCCTCACAGATAAAATTAATTACAGGTAAGTTATTTTTGTGTAAGGTGTCAGGTTCATAAAACTCAACACCAAGATATATAGTTTTCTTTCTGGGCATAAATAATTAAACTTTAAATACAATTCCAATATAGTTATTCTTAAAATTAAATATCTTATAGAAAAACCTTTTGATTTTGGCAACAATTTTAGTATGAGAATAAACATAATAAAATGTTTGTTCCCAATAACCATTTTCTGCTGTTTCCCAACTAACTTCAAATTTCCACATAATTAATATAAATCTTCAGAATATATCATTCTATATTTACATTTGTTTCTTTCATCACCACCTCTCCAATGAGGTTCCTGATTTTGAAAGTCTTTCATGTATTCTTCATCACCATTCCAACTATTATTTAAGGCTCTTTTTTCATCAATTTGCCCACATAATAGTGCCAATTCTGCTGCTTGCCATCTATCAACAAATCTACCATTAGAAGTTAAAAACCCATCAACTTCATCAAAATATGCTAATGTGTCTTCATATTTTTTAATAACCATTGGGTCCTTTCCATGCCTTTCAGCAAGTTTCTTTGCATTCCATATAGGATTTGTTGCCCTGACATTAATGCAATTACCATGCCTCCATTGTCCAATCACAACACCAGAATCAATATTTTGTGCAATCATACCTTTAAGTGATTCAGTATTGTCTTTATACCAAATAGCAGCAGATAAAATGTATTCCTTAGAATTGTCAATCATTTGATTTAGCAATTAGTTTATATTTATCAATAGCACAAGCAGTTGCTTCAAATCCATTACATTCCTGCAATGGTGAATTTGTTTTTTCATCAACAAGCAAATTTGAAATATGGTTGTCATCTTTCCATACTTCAAGAACAGTAATTTCTACTGGAGGTAAAGTATTACCCCAATTAAGTTGTTCCTTATGTGCATATTCAGTCAGTGACTGATTAATACCAAACTGAAATCCCATTTCATTTGGTTCACTTAGTTTTGGTTTATCAAAAAACATATTAATTTATTTTTTACATATATTCTCCAATGTCATATCTATATGGCATTTTAAAGATTTCACCATTTTCCCTTTTATAATTTTCATGGCAAATACCCTCAACCCTAATATATGAATCAGTACAAGGTTGCCATTCACCAAACCTAGAGGATTCTTCCAAACTATCAGCATTGAAAATAACTTTATAAATGTCAGTCAAATTATTTTTATTGATATAATCAATGCATGTTTGAACTAGAATTTCCTGAAGTTCTTTAATGTGGTCAATTGTAGTTATATTAGGTTTAGGGTCATCTTCCAATCTTTCAACAATTGGATTTTCCTCCCATTTCTTTTTCAGTTCTTCCATAACCTTGGAAGGCTTTCTTCTTCTTTTTGTTTGTTCCATATAAATTATTATTTTGTTTATATTGTATCAAAAATCATGCCAAAAAGAAAAAGTCCCCAACAAAAATTGTTAGGGACTACAAAATTTGTTTAACAATTAAAAAGTGTCACCAGTAATCCTCTTGACATATTCCTTATTGTGGGCTTCACAATTCTCAGCCTTTTCAATAAAGTTTGCCTTAAGTGGTGCAAGACTTTCCATGGTGTCAATTACAGAATTCCACCTCCTGATAAGTTCATTCTTCACAAGCCTATAGGCC